AATTCGTGCATGGATCGGGAAAACGCGCTCGATCTATCCCGTGTCGGGTTTACCCTGCGTTGATGAAAGTGAATCATGATTTCTTATGCAAACAAAGCCGCAACCATTGCAACCTCATTGATCGAAGCCAAGCAACATGATGACAAGGCGTCATCACTGCGTGAAAGCGTCAATAAGGAAATCGTAGGGTTGCACAAAGACAAAGTAGTCGTTGGCCGCTATAACACCTGCTCCATTGCAACCGCCTTTCAAGATACGCTGACCACTGGCGGCTGGGCAAAGAAATCATGATTCACTTTCATCAACGCAGGTTAAACCCGACACGGGATAGATCGAGCGCGTTTCCCCGATCCATGAATGAATTACACCACAAAATGCTGTAGGTTGCACGGGATAGCTACGAATTGACGGGTAGGGCTTCGCTTTTCCCACAGTGGGAAATTGGCAGGGGGCACCCCCTAGATTGGGCCGGTCTGTCTGGCCAGTGCTATGCACTATAACTTGCACAAAAGAAACAACGAAAAAATCCAAACCAGACCCCCTACCCCGTGCAAACTTATAGCGCCGGGGTTTGAGCTACCTATAACTAACACCCCCCATCATCTTTCCACACGAAATCCCCCCACCCCCTATATAAAATTTTAAAAAGCGTGTACACTTCCCGCACAAATTGGAGCTACAAACCGCGCCATGCTATTAGTTACACCTGAATTAGACGTACCCGTACCCTTTTCGCTCACAGCAGAAGAGGCCAGAGATTTGCATGCCCGTGCACAAGCGGCGTTCAACACGGTAGAGTTTTTAACAGCCAATGGGATGCAACTTCCCACGGTGACTACCGCAGACAAAAAAGAAGCGCGAGAGCAATTCTTTGAAACACCAACTGCTAATAAAGAGATCAGTACAGCCGCTGCCATCATCCTCAAGGGAATGCTGGACGAGTACGACGTTGAGGTCGTGCGTAATGCGGCTCAGGTGCGCAACTATGTGAAGATGCGTCTAATGATGTTGACAGGCTCCGACAAAGAGTCCACCCAGCTAAAGGCGTTGGAACTGCTGGGCAAGATGTCAGACGTTGGCGCGTTCGCTGAACGCCTTGAAATTAACGTCACCCACAGAACCACAGAAGAGTTGCAGGCTGAGTTGGCTACCAAGCTGTCTTCTTATATGGATGGCATCATTGACGTAGAAGCCAAGTCTATTGAGATCAAGGAAGAGAAGTACTTGAATGGTGCACCCGCTGTCCAAGTGATTGATCTAGATGAAGAATTGGGCATGACCGGCAAAGAGTTGGACGAGACCGATGACTGAAGTCGTTGAAAAGACGAAACTTGAAAGGGTGCTGGAGAAGCTGCAAACTCTCCCGCATCACCAACAGCAGCTTTTACTCAAGAAGTTCCCCAAAGATGAGCAAGAAGCCATTGCAGAAATTCTCGATGAGCTAAACACCCGCAAGTTGCGTACCCTAGCAGCCGATGACTTCATGGTGTTCGTGCGGGAGATGTGGCCTAACTTTATTCACGGTCGGCATCACGAGAAGATGGCAAGAGCGTTTGAGCGGGTGGCCAACGGTGAGTGTAAGCGCCTCATCATCAACATGCCGCCACGGCACACCAAGTCAGAATTCGCCAGTTACCTCCTACCAGCGTGGTTTTTCGGCAAAAATCCGGGCAAAAAGGTCATTCAGACCTCCCATACTGCCGAGTTAGCGGTGGGTTTTGGTCGAAAAGTGCGTAACTTGGTGGACTCACCTGTCTACAAGCGGATATTTCCGTCTTTAGACTTGCAGTCTGACTCGAAAGCGGCGGGTCGGTGGAACACAAACTTCGGCGGTGAGTACTTTGCTATCGGTATTGGAGGTGCTGTGACCGGTAAAGGTGCCGACATCCTGATTATTGATGACCCGCACTCGGAGCAAGAGGCCGCGATGGCCCAGTCCAACCCGGAAATCTACGATAAGACGTACGAGTGGTACACATCTGGCCCTCGTCAGCGTCTCCAGCCGGGTGGCTCTATCGTAATGGTGATGACACGCTGGTCAAAACGAGATTTGACGGGCCAAGTGATTAAAGCTGCGGCCCAAAGGTCGGGTGAAGAGTGGGAAGTCATTGAGTTTCCTGCGATTTTGCCCAGCGGCAGGCCACTATGGCCTGAGTTCTGGGATTTAAAGGAGCTTTCTGCCCTAAAAGAAGAGTTGCCTAATAGTAAGTGGCAAGCGCAGTACATGCAGTCGCCTACATCGGACGTTTCTGCCATCGTGAAGCGGGAATGGTGGAAGATTTGGGACTCTGAGCGCCCGCCAAGCTATGAGTTCATCATTCAGTCGTGGGATACAGCGTTTTTGAAGACAGAACGGGCTGACTACAGTGCCTGCACGACATGGGGTGTGTTCTATCAGGACGATGACCGGGGCGTAAACCGGGCCAATATCATCTTGCTCAATGCGTTCAAGAAGCGCATGGAGTTCCCCGAGTTAAAGCAGCGGGCGTTTGAGGAATACAAGGAGTGGGAGGTTGACTCGCTGATTGTGGAGGCCAAGGCGGCAGGTTCGCCCCTCATATTTGAACTGCGGGCGATGGGTATACCCGTGCAGGAGTTCACACCGTCCAAGGGAAATGACAAAATAGCGCGTCTGAACGCGGTGGCTGATATGTTTGCGTCAGGCCACGTTTGGGTGCCTAATACACACTGGGCAGAAGAACTGATGGAAGAAGTTGCGTCTTTCCCATCGGGTGAGCACGATGACTTGGTTGACTCTATGACACAAGCCCTGCTACGGTATCGCCGTGGTGGGTTTATTCAACTCGCGTCTGACGAGGAAGATGAACCGAAGTCTTTTCGCAGAAAGGAGCCGTACTACTGATGAATATCGCATACACACCAGTGCCAGTTATGGCTTCAATTGCTAAAGATTTGTATGTCTACGCCAAGAGCAGCCCTAATTGGACGCAGTACTACAACTTCATGGCTGTCCAGATTCCCCGCGATATATTGCAGCTAGACTCTTTCCTTGTGGGTTTGGCAGATAAACGTACGTTCCATGCGGGGGTTTTGCGGATGGAGCCAAACACTTGCTACAACTGGCATGTAGACACGGATCGTAAGGTCGGGCTTAATATGCTGTTGTCAGACGATGGGAACAGCCGTTGTTTGTTTCTGGATGGGGAACCGGGTGTAGTGTTTAATACGCGGGAGTTGAAGTACGAGCCAGACACGTACTATGTGTTCAACACACAAGTGCCGCACATGGTGCTTAACACTACAAGACCTAGATATTTGTTTAGCGTTGAGTTCTTAGAGAAAGACCGGAGCCTAACGTTTGATGAACTTTGTGAAGACATAAAAGGAATAAATCATGGCTATTGAGAAGTCACTATACGCAGCCCCACAAGGCTTGGAAGAACTTGCCGCGATGGATCAAGCGTCTCCGCAAATTGAGATTGAGATCGAAGACCCCGAGTCAGTAAAGATTGGCATGGGCGGGTTAGAGATTGAGATTGACCCCGGTGCCGATGACAAAGATGATTTCAATACCAACTTGGCTGAAGAGATCAGTGAAGAGGTTTTGCAAAGTCTGGCTGAAGATTTGATCAGTGACTATGACGAGGACATATCTAGCCGCAAAGACTGGATGCAGACTTATGTCGATGGCCTAGAACTGCTGGGCATGAAGATCGAAGAACGCACAGAGCCGTGGGAAGGCGCATGCGGAGTGTTCCACCCCATGCTGTCTGAAGCTCTGGTGAAGTTTCAGTCCGAGACCATGATGGCAACGTTCCCAGCGGCGGGGCCAGTCAAGACCCAGATCATTGGCAAGGAAACTCCAGCCAAGAAAGAGGCTGCACAGCGTGTTCAAGATGACATGAACTACCAGTTGACGGACGTGATGAAGGAATACAGGCCAGAGCATGAGCGCATGTTGTGGGGTTTGGGTCTGTCGGGCAATGCGTTTAAGAAGGTGTATTTCGATCCGTCATTGGATCGTCAGGTGTCGTTCTTCGTTCCTGCGGAAGACATCGTTGTGCCTTACGGTGCGTCCAACTTACAGTCTTCTCCTCGCATTACCCATGTGATGCGCAAGACCGAGAATGAGTTGCGCAAGCTGCAAGTGGCAGGGTTCTACCGCGACATTGACTTGGGCACACCGGACAACGTGCTCGATGAAGTTGAGAAGAAGATCGCTGAGAAGATGGGCTTTAGAGCTACGTCTGATGATCGCTTCAAACTCTTGGAGATGAACGTAGACCTTGACCTCAAGGGCTATGAGCACAAGAACAAGAAGGGCGAAGAGACGGGCATCGCACTGCCGTATGTCGTCACTATTGAAAAGGGAACCAGCAACGTGCTGGCCATTCGCCGTAACTGGGAGCCTGATGATGAAAACCATGAAAAACGTCAACACTTTGTCCATTACGGATACGTTCCGGGATTTGGCTTCTATTGCTTTGGCCTCATTCACCTCATTGGGGCTTTTGCTAAGTCAGGCACTTCTCTTATTCGTCAGCTTGTCGATGCTGGTACGCTAAGTAACCTGCCCGGCGGCTTTAAGACTCGCGGCATGCGGGTCAAGGGAGACGATACACCGATTGCTCCCGGCGAGTGGCGTGATGCAGACGTGGCCAGCGGCACACTGAAAGACAACTTACTGCCCCTGCCGTACAAGGAGCCAAGCCAGACATTGATGGCACTGCTTGGCCAGATCGTTGAAGAAGGCAGACGCTTCGCCAACACGGCTGACTTGACGCTCAGTGACATGAGTGCGCAAGCGCCTGTGGGTACTACCTTGGCGATTCTGGAGAGAACGCTCAAGAACATGTCGGCTATTCAGGCGCGTGTCCACTACTCGATGAAGCAAGAGTTGGGGCTGCTCAAGAACATCATCGCTGACTACACACCAGACGACTACGATTACCAGCCAAGCGAAGGTAGCCGTAAGGCCAAGAGGTCTGACTACGACGATGTTGATGTCATTCCAGTCAGTGATCCTAATGCGTCAACGATGGCGCAGAAGATTGTGCAGTACCAAGCGGTCTTGCAGTTGGCCCAAGGTGCGCCGCAGTTGTACAACTTGCCACTCTTGCACCGTCAGATGTTGGAGGTGTTGGGTATCAAGGATGCGGCCAAGCTCGTGCCGATGGACGATGACCAGAAGCCCACTGACCCCGTGTCAGAGAACCAGAACGTGCTCAAGGGCAAGCCGGTCAAAGCGTTTATTTCTCAAGACCACAAGGCGCACATTATTGTGCACATGGCCGCGATGCAAGACCCCAAGATCATGGCACTCTTGCAGAACAACCCGCAGGCACCTGCGATGCAGTCAGCCATGATGGCGCACATCAACGAGCACTTAGGGTTTGAGTACCGCAAGCAGATCGAGCAGACTCTTGGTATGCAGTTGCCAGCGCAGATAGACGAGTCCGGCGAGGAAGTTCAGATGTCTCCAGAAGTCGAGGCGCGGCTGTCTCCGATGTTGGCGCAAGCTGCACAACAGTTGCTCCAGAAAAACACGCAGGAAACGCAGCAGGCTCAGGCGCAACAACAAGCGCAAGACCCGATTGTGCAAATGCAGATGAAAGAGTTGCAGCTTAAAGAGCAAGAGAACCAGCGCAAGGTTGCCAAAGATCAGGCCGACACCGCCATCAAAACGGCGCAGCAGCAGATCGAGCGTGAGCGCATTCAGACACAAGCCACTCGGATGACAAACGCATCAAGATGGACGCAATAAAGACTGCCGTGCAAATGAGCGCCGATAAAGAAGGTCGCATGATGGACAGAGGTGTGGACGTTCTAAAGCAACTCTCTAATAAGAGTCATGAAGAGCAACTGCGACTCATGCAAGAGCGCATACAAATGAGACAAAGACAACCTAAAGGTGAATAAATGAATGGATTTGAAGTCCTCATCCAACAAGCGGATGAGAAGATTGAACAACTCAAGGAGTACTTGGCCGAGGGCAAGGCCGACTCCTTTGAGGATTACAAGAAACTGTGTGGTGAGATTCGCGGTCTACTCATCATGCGGGGATATACCCTAGACCTGAAACATAGATTGGAGACTTCGGATGACTAGTTCCATTTTGTTGGCTACAGACGCTGACAACCCACGAGTTGTGGGGGCCTATAACTTTGCTGCAACCGCAGAGGAGAAAGGCAAACAACTGCCCAAGCCTTCGGGCTATCGAATTCTTTGTGCCATCCCAGAGGCGGAAGCAGAATTTGAGGACAGTGAGGTAGGTATCATTAAATCTGATGAAACCATGCGCAACGAAGAGACCCTCACAACGGTCTTGTTTGTCGTTGAGCTTGGCCCAGACTGCTACAAAGACCCAAATAGATTTCCAAGTGGCCCGTGGTGTAAAAAAGGAGACTTTATCCTTGTTCGCCCATACGCTGGTTCACGTTTGGTGATTCATGGCCGTGAGTTCCGCATCATCAATGATGATTCAGTCGAGGGGATAGTAGACGATCCCCGTGGTATTACCCGTAAATAAAAGGAGCACAAAATGCCTTTAGATGACAACACAGAATACAAGTTTCCAGACGAACTTGAAGATAAGGGTAAACCCGCACGGGACGCGGAACCTGAGATTGAAATTGAGATCGAAGACGATGCACCCCTAGAAGACCGTGGCCGTCAGCCCCTGCCCAAACCTCTTGTTGAGGAGTTGGAGAAGGACGAGCTAGACCAATACGACGACAACGTTAAGACCAAACTCAAGCAAATGCGCAAGGTTTGGCACGACGAACGCCGTGAGAAAGAGTCTGCGATACGCGAACAGCATGAAGCTGTTGGTTTGGCACAACGCCTGCTTGAAGAGAATAAGCGCATCAAAGGCATTCTAAGTACGGGTGAAAAGGAATACGTCTCTACCATTCAGAGTAACGCTGATATGGAGTTGAAGATTGCTCAACGCGCTTACAAAGAAGCCTACGAAGCGGGTGACTCTGACAAGATGATGGAGGCTAATCAAGCATTGCAGATGGCCAACCTGAAAGCTATACAGGTAAAAAACTTTCGCATGCCCTCTTTACAAGAGGATGAAACTCCTGTACAACAACAACCTGTGCAGTATCAACCTGCACCGTATGTACCTGAACCGGACAATAAAGCTGTTGCGTGGCAAAACCGCAATAAGTGGTTTGGACAGGATCGAGGTATGACGGCCTTTGCTCTTGGTTTACACGAAGACCTGAGAGACAATGGTGTAGAGGTTGGTTCTGAAGAGTATTACCGCGAATTGGACAATACAATGCGCAAACGGTTTTCAGATAGATTTGAAAGCCCAGAAGACAATAGACAAAGCCGCACAAGACTCGGCACCGTTGTCGCCCCGGCAGTTCGTAGCACGGCCCCCACCAAGGTCAGGCTAAAGCAAAGCCAAGTAAATCTTGCCAAAAAGCTAGGTTTAACGCCCGAGCAATATGTAAAGGCACAACTTGAACTGGAGGCCCGTAATGGCTGATATTAAAGACAATAAACTCACACGCGAGTTGACAACACGTGCGGTACAGGAACGTCCAAAGCAGTGGATGCAGCCTGACCTGTTACCCGAGCCAGACAAAGAGCCGGGTTACAACTATCGCTGGATTCGTGTTTCGACAATGAACAACGCTGACCCACGTAACTTATCGGCCAAACTCCGAGAAGGTTGGGAGCCTGTTGCACTCGAAGAACAACCCAAATTTAGACTGTTAGCTGATCCCAATAGTCGTTTTAAGGACAACATTGAGGTTGGCGGGCTACTGCTCTGCAAGACACCTACTGAGTTTGTTGAACAGCGAAATAACCATTTCGCTAAAGTTACGCAATCTCAGACAGATGCTGTAGACAATAGTTTCATGCGTCAAAGCGATGCGCGGATGCCGCTCTTCCAAGAGCGTAAGTCCTCGTCTAGTTTTGGCAAAGGTACTTAAATTTTATAGGAGTCTTAAATGGCTTATCCCATCGTCTCGGCCCCCTACGGCCTAAAGCCGATCAACTTGATCGGTGGTCAAGTATTTGCGGGTTCTACTCGTGAATACGCAATCATCAACAACTACGCTACGAACATCTTCTATGGTGACCT